CGGTAGAACCTGCATATCTGGTGTTTCATCACACCGACTGCAACAGTGATATTCGAGATCTCCCCGGATTCACGAAGCGGGTCGAGTACGGGTCGTCGATCAAACCAGCGCACGAACGAGAGATGGGAGCATGCGAAGAGTTCCGGTTCATCCCTTCGCCTCTGTTCAAGCCGTTTCTCGCTCAGGGATCGAATACCTTGAATGGTATGCTTTCAGCGGGCGGGGCAAACGTAGATGTCTATCCGATGATCGTCATCGCAGAAGACGCCTGGGGGCAGGTCAGCCTCAAGGGTCACGGGAAGACGAGCATTTCACCCACGTACCTTCCGCCTTCGCAGAAGTCGCATAGCAACCCGTCCGGAATGTTCGGATATGTTGGCGCCGATTTCTGGTTTAACGCGGTGCGACTCAACGAAAATCGTATGGTCAGGATCGAGACTGCGGTCACTGCGCTTTAGATTATGCCTAACACTCAAATGAATTATAAGGCAAGATAGTACATAAAAATGGGGGCGCATAGCCCCCAAGGAGCAAGACATGACACAGAGCATCAAAAACAGAATGGCGAGCCTTTCTTGCAAGAGTGACGCGCTTGAACTGCGGAAACTCATGGAGGCGACGCTTGCGGATATCACGGCGATGCGTTCCGAGATGGTGAAACTCGTAACCGATGTGACCACCCTGATTACGAGGGAGAAGAACCAGACTCTTTCGAGTTGCGGTCTGGCCATTGCTGGCGGCAGCAAACTGACAGCCCAGGTCTCGACCCCATTCGCATATCTTGCAAACGGAGTGATGATGGTCAAGGCGATTGCCGATTGTTCGTCCCTTGTCGGCACCATAGCCGACGGGAAGACGGCAGGGTGGGCATTCTATATCGACTCGGCCGGAACCATTACCACCAGCACCAAGACAGCCGACGCAGCCGGCAACGACGCAACCGGCATTGCCGCTACGTATAATTTGCTGAAAGCCATCGCGGTCCCCTCGGGCAAGACACTTATCGGATATTTGCTCGTCGGCACAACCGGCGCGACATTTGTCGGTGGCACCACCGCCCTCGATGCAGTCACGGCGACCGACACATATCTTTCGCTCGTCGGTCCCGCATCCGTACCCACTGCTATTACCGCAGTCGCACCGGCTGCATTAACCACACTCGCATAAGAGGTAAAAAAATGAATCTGAACGACAATCCGCGTGGCGGAACAATGTGTTTAACGAAGGCCGGACTTGCTATCGGAGACGGCGCGAAGACTGGCCCATGTATTGCTTCCCCGGTTGGTGCTGGTGTCGATTTTGCAATCGACGGGTACGTGTACCACAAGGCGGATTCCACTACGGTCCTCCCGCTGACCGCAGCTACGGTACAGCCAGTTTCGACGACTTGCCTGTACCTGATCTGTGTCGCCGCGAACCTGGCCGTGACCAGCGTGCAGGGTACTCCGGTTTCCACTTCCGCACTGTCTGCAGGGGACGTTGCCTTGAAGTTCCCGGAACCTACGGCAAATACCTGCCCGATTGGTGCGGTCAAGATCGTCACCGATTCCACGCATACTTTTACTCCTGGCACTACGGCCCTGGACGCAGCCGGTATCACGGAGACATATTACGACCTGTGTCTCTGTCCGACGACTCCGATCACCGCGTAATTCAACTGCCCCTCTTCGGAGGGGCGCAACCTTTTTTTGGAGGTAGTGATGCCAAGACATCCCGGTAATAACAAGGAAACTTTTGCAACAAACGAAACCATTGGACATGGAGACCCGTTCACTCTGGACGAAATCAAGGCCAGCCCCGGGATCGAGGTTGTAGCGGAGTCGAACATTGCAGGCGCTGCCGACATGGAAGCGTTCATGAACGAGATCCTGACCATCGTGGTCTACGAAGACAATGTGGAAGGAAGCCTGCCAACGGTCGAGCCGACCGTTAAAGGAATGAAACAGGTCATTGTCCGTGGCGCCAATTCCAAGGTCAGGCGCAAATACGTCGAAGCTCTGGCCCGGTCGAGGACAACCAAATACGATCAAGTCCAGCGAGACATGACGGATAGGTCGAGCATGATGATGAAGCCGAAAGCCAGGATGACGTATCCGTTTTCGGTCATCCACGACCCGAATCCGCGGGGTCCCGCATGGCTCAAGGCGATACTCGCAGAGGCGTAAATGGACAGACTGACACTCGCTCGGAGACTCAGCCGGGAATGCGGGATCAACCAGATTGGCCCGTCATCCACGACCAACCAGACGGGAGAATATCTCCGGGTTGTGACATGGATTGACGACGCATACAAATCGGTCCAACTGGTGTCTTCCCAATGGCAGTTCTTGCGGAAGGAATTTTCATTTTCACTGACTGCTGCCAAGGTTGCGTATACGCCGGCAGAGGCATTGCTGACGGATTTCTCGGAGTGGGTATCGGACGATGAAGGGGATTCCGAGGATTTCAGAATATATCTGACGGCGAGCGACGAGCAGTTCATGACCTATATGCCATGGGAGATGTTCAGAGTGGCGTACATGGTCGGGACGCAACGGACCATGACCGGACGACCGAGTGTGTATACGATCAAACCGGACGACGCGCTGATGTTCTATCCTATCCCCGATGCCGTTTATACATGCGTCGGGGAATATTTCATGGTCCCGGATGTGCTGGAGCTGGATGAAGATATTCCGATTTTCCCGGCACGGTTTCACGAAATCATCCTATACCGGGCAATGATGTATTACGGGGCATATTCACAGGAGCCGGACAAGTATGCAGTCGGGGAGCGGGAGTACAAGAGATTGTTACGGACACTGAAGAAAAGCCAACTGCCGCAGATGGCATGGGGTAATCCTCTTGTTTAAGATGCCCAATGTCCAGGTAAAGACGGATTTCATCCCATTCAAAGGGGGCATGGATATCGTCACGCCCTCGTTCTCCTCCGACCCAAGCACGTGTAAAGGCGCTGAAAACATTATACAAGATATCAACGGCGGGTATTCTCCCATCTTCGGATATGAGCGATTCGACGGGAAGGAAAAACCGTCGGATGCCGTCCACGCAATCCTCTATTGTACGATCACCGGGTCATTGTCGATGGGCGATGTGCTGACGGACAACTCCGGAACAAGTTTCGGGACGGTCATCGTTATCGAGGAGACATACGTTGTTTTGACAAAGATTACCGGGACATTCTCAACCGGGAATATCAAGGTGGGGGCGGATGTCGTCGGGACATGCGCAGGCACGCAGGTAGTTGACGGAGCACCAACGGGAAAACTTGTCGCATATTACAAAAACCTTGCCGCGGACGTTTACAGGGATGATATCGCAGCAGTTCCAGGGTCGGGAAATATTTTAGGAGTCGTCACCTACAAAGACGTTGTGTATGCGTTCAGAAACGCCGTAGACGGGTTAAGTACCGTAATGTATAAAAGCACGTCGTCGGGGTGGTCTGCCGTTGAATTGGGCCTGGAGATGCCATTCACGTCCGGTGGAGTCGATGACATATCGGTAGGCGATACGATCACCGGGGCCACTTCTGGCGCAACGGCTGTAATCACCAAAGTAATTCTCACTGGTGGGTCATGGGCCGCAGGGGACGCGGCCGGCCGGTTGATATTCTCCACGCAGACCGGGACATTCCAGGCGGAAAACCTGAACATTTTGGCTAGCCTGAATGTCGCAACGATAGCCGGAAACAGTTCAGCCATTGCGTTTCCAGTTCCAAGCGGGAGATTCGAGTTCGTAGTCACCAACTTCACGGGATCGACCGATACTTCGAGGTTGTACGGGGTAGACGGGAAGAACAGAGGATGGGAGTTCGACGGGACGGTTTTCGTCCCTATCATCACGGGAATGTCCTCCGATTCACCCGAGCATATATGCGAGCACAAGTACCACCTCTTCTTTTCATTCTTCGGGTCGGTACAGCATTCATCTCCTGGAGATCCGTATGACTGGAACGTCATCACCGGGGCGGGAGAAATAGCACTCGGGGAGCAGGTCACAGGCTTCGAATCGATGCCGGGATCCGATGGGTCCGGGGCGCTGGCGATATTCACTCGCAATTCCATCTCCATTCTGTACGGGGCGGCGGCTAGCGGAGATGCCACGTGGTCCCTGGTTTCGTATAAAAAGGGCGCCGGGGCGATAGCCCATACCATCCAAAGCATCGGCTATACCTACATGCTCGACGATCGAGGTGTCTCGACGTTGTCGACATCTCAGAACTACGGAAACTTCGCTGACGCGACAGTAAGCCAGCAGGTACAACCGTGGGTTATACAAAGGCGGGGCATGGCGACGGCATCATGTCTCATGCGAGATCTGAACCTGTATTTTATCTGGTTCTCCGATGGGGCAGGTCTGTCGGTAACAATCGATAACGGGAAAGTCGTTGCATTGTTGCCGGTGCAACTGGTCGATGCTGTTCGGTGCATCTGGTCGTCCGAACTCACAACAGGGACCGAGGCTGTATTCTTCGGGGATAGCGCCGGGTTCGTTTATGAGATGAACAAAGGCACCAGTTTTGACGGCGACCCGATAACGTGGAATTTCGACCTTGCCTATAACCACTGCAATACTCCGAACAGAATAAAGCGGTTCCGCCGTGGTGAATTCGAGATAAAGGGAGAAGGATACTGCGAGTTCCAGTTCTCGTATGATCTCGATTATGCGTCGGCATACCAGGCGCAACCGGAAGCGGTCACGGAGATCACATCACTTTCCCCGGCCAATTGGGATTCTTTCGTTTGGGACGCATTCTTTTGGGATGGGAATGCCCTTTCACCATCGTCGTTTTCAATGGCTGGAAGTGGAAGAAACATTTCTCTCAAACTTTCAGGAACGTCTGATTATTACAACAGGATCAGATTTTCAGGGGTATTAATTCAATATTCACCGACAAGGGATAAGCGCTGATGCCGAGCAATGAATTTTACGATTCTTCCGGATACCCGACAACTGGGGCCCATGGCTCGTCTACATCGATGCGGGCAGAGTTGGACGCTATCGAAGCTGGTTTTCTCAAACTCCCGACTATGGCGGGGAACGGGGACCTTCCCGTATTCGTCAACGCTGGAGGAACAGCGTTGGAGACGAAATCTACAGCTGCGGCATTGACCGCGCTGGGGGGGGAAGATACCACAAAGAAGGACGCACCAGGTGGATACGCAGGATTGACGCTGTTCAAGATCAATTTCATGAACGCCATCGGTACTATAAAATCGTTCTTCACCAACGCCAATACTGCTGCCAGGACGTATACGTTCCAGGACCGTGACGGGACCATTGCCGACAACATCGACCTTGAGAGCAAGGCAAATATTTCCGCCCTGGAGAGCAAGGCAAATATTGCAAGCCCGACCTTCACCGGCACCGTTTCCGGTGTGACGAAGGCCATGGTCGGGCTGGGCAATGTTGACAATACTTCAGATGTCAACAAGCCGGTATCGACCGCCCAGCAAACAGCCCTCAACCTGAAAGCTCCCTTGGCTTCTCCTGCGCTCACTGGTGTACCTACTGCACCAACTCCAGGCGCAACGGATAACAGCACAAAAATAGCCACTACAGCATTTATCGGAAATGTATTTGCTGGAAGCCCTGCTGTGGCCGGATATCAGAAATTCTCAAACGGTGTTGTCCTACAGTGGGGGTTGGCAACATGCTCAGCTACTCCAGGAGCTGCTGTAGCAGTCGCATTTCCACTTGCTTTTACTACGATTTACAGAGTTTTTACAACAGGTCAAACGCCGAACACCAATACTGCAGCCACTTGGATGGATACCGGTACTACTACCGGTTTTAACATCCATGGAGCGTTAGCCGGTCAATCAGCGGCATGGTTAGCAATCGGATATATAACCCCGGCATGATGGAGATATGTAGATGAGATACAGCCCGACTACAAAATGCTTTTATCCGGAGTGGGGACAATATGACAATCTCCCCACGGATCTTATTGATGCCACAGAAGAAGAGTTTATGCTCACGGTCAATCGTCCAATCAACCATCGGATCACGGTGATCAACGGCAGGGTCGCAACCGAACCGATTCCGCCGCTGCCGTTGGCAGAAAGACAGACCGCAGTGTGGGAATTGATCAAAGCGGAGCGTGACGGTCGGATCACCGGCGGGGTGAATGTCGGCGGGGCCTGGTTTCATAGCGATGGCTATTCCAGAATCCAGCATCTCGGTCTGAAGGACGAGGTCAAAGATACGACTGGAACTGACACCGACCATGTCGTGATCGACGGGGAGCCGGTCATGTGGAAGACGATGTCCGGTGCGTTCGTGCCGATGACCAGGGGATTGGTGAAGGACATTATCAAGGCGGTCAAGACGTTGGACAAGCGGCTGTTCAAGGCCGCTGAAACTCACCGTACGATGATGGAAGCAACGGCACATCCGGAGACATACGATTACTCGGAAGGATGGCCCGAGAGATACGAAGTCCCGGAAAAAAAATAAAATGAGATTGAATAGGTAAGTTATGGCAATCCCAAAGGC